ACCATCTATATACCATCTTCTAAATAAGTCATGACCAATATTTTGAAAATCTAAGAGTTTGGATACAGTTTTAAATTCTGCTCTAATTTTATCTTTAATATTATCTGAAATATTGAGATTATCTAACTTGATATGTACGACTGGTTTATCTTTGGAAGTCACTATTGCTTCATTAACAATATCATCTATAGCATTTTCTACTTCCGCTTGTAGAGACATATCACGATAACGATTTATTAATTCATTATCGCCTTTTATGGAGCCTTCAGTATCTAAATAAACTCCATGTACTCCACCTCCTGAAACAGACAATACATCATTATCATCATCTGCTTGAGCAAATGTAGTGATTTTTACATCTTTTTTTTCTTCTTTTTTTCCAATGGAAAAGCCAAATAATTCAATAGCCATGTGTCTTCCTGAATGTGAGTGAACAATATAATACTTTTAATATTTATTCACTCACAGAATCAGAAAGTTTAATTCTAATTAATATCTGGAGAACTTGGTACTTGTCCGCCAGTGGTGGCCCCAGGTCCATTTTTGGCCGTAAAGAAGTCAAACGAGAAGGTAACTGTATACTCTTCAATGGTATCATTATCTCCCCAATCAAGAGTGATTGGTGATATGTCAGTTGGAAAAGCAGATGCTAATGTATAACTTCTGACAAATTGATTCCCAGGGTTTCCTCCCAATTTACTAAGTTGGTTGACAACTATATTAGAAACATAAGACAATGAGTGAGGTTCTGTGCCTCCTCCTCTTACATTGGTCTCAGCGCCATTGATTTGATTTAACCAATTTTCAAATTGGGCCCTATGTGCATAATTTTCATCATTTAACATAGTTACGGTCCAATCGGCATATGTCTTATTGCCTGCAAATTTAACCTGTCTTCCCATATAATTAACAGGAACAACACCTTGTGTCATCCCTGGAATTTGTGAAGCTCTGCAAAAAAATTCAAAACCTTTTGAACCTCCCCAAAAAGGCGCTTTATCATTAATTGTTACATAAAATAAATTAGGTCTTGCACCATCACCTCTAAATTGTTCTCTAAATTCAGATATGTTAAAAGCCATTTATACTCCTTATCCGGTAGTTATTGAAAAAGAAAAAACGGAGAAGTTTATTTTTACAAGTACGTCCTTCGACTACTACCGTCTTTCTCCGTTTTTATTATTTTTTTAAAAATTATACTGCATTAACAACTTCATTAAATTCAACGCCACTAGCAACGGCCACAAAATTCAACGAAATAAAGTTAATAGACCTATTAGGTTTAATAAAAATATCACCTCTAAACTCATTTCTATCAATGACAGAAGGAGGATTATTTGTGGTATCACATATAATTCTAAAATCTGTAATACCTCTTGAGGCTCTAACATCTCTTAAAAATGGTTCAACTTGTGCTACAAAGTTACCTCTAGTAACGGCATCGTTAAACTCAAACATTGAAAATTGAACCGCATTAGCAATCGCCTTTTCTAAAATAATGAAAAGTCTTCTTACATTGATTCGGTCAAAAGCAGATGGTCTTGATAATAAAGTTTTATCTCCCAATAATACTTTACCACCTCCAGTAGGAGTAATAATAGGATTAACACCATTTGTATAGAGGTCATCTCTGTTTGCTCTACTAGTTTCTAATGCCATACCGTATACATTTCTTATATTGCCTCTTGTAAAACCTGCAGGTGATACAAAAGGATTAATATTATCTGAAGCCGCACAGACTCCCGCAATATCACCATTGAATGGCACGTATCTATATACAGAATTATATCTGTCATATTGATATTTGTAATTTCCATCCATGACTGCATAACTAGAACTTGGAAATTTAGTTCGTCTATTAACTATAAGACTAGTTGCTTGTGATGCTGTTTTACCAACAACTTCAGCCTCCAATGGAGAAACAAATACGACACAATCTTTTCGGTATTCGACTAAATCTGAAATCAAATACTGGGCCACAGTGTCGCTGGCCTCGCCTGAAATAAGCAAGGACACATCAATTTCACCTGGTTCTCTAAATTTAGAAAATCCTGATATTACATCTGCATCATCAACTGCAACACCATCCGAACCATGTGCAAAACTCAATGTTTTTCTACCCAATGGTGCAGAAGAAATATTATAAGCACCATTAAATGGTTTTGTTGTATCGACTGTTGACCCCCAAGCGACCGTTTGTGCTTCAGAATCTACAGTTAATTCATCTCCAATGGGGTCATGGTCAGCCCAGTAGGCCCATGCCGAATCATTTACAACATCTTTATAATATAATCTCTGACCTTCAGTATTAACTGCATTATTTGCTACAGATAAACCATCACCTCTAAATAATATTTGTTTTTGTGTACTTTTTCCTCTGATATCTTTTTTACCTGATTCAGAAATTTCACCATCTTCATCAACCAATACTAAGTGAATTTCGTCTAATGCATCTTTATTACCACTTTGCTTATATGCATATGTACTTGTTAATGGAGCGGATTCAAAATCTGATGCGAACTCCCATTCAATAGTTTGAATATCTGTAGCAGTAACTTGTGAAGTTAAAGGCTCTCTGATAGTTAAACTTATTGCATTTGTTACTGCGGTAACTTGTCTTCTCTGTTTAGTACCATTTACATCAAAAAACTCAATAACATCACCTGCTGTAATTAAATAATCGAAACGAGTATCAGTTCCAGTTATCGTGCGACTATCATCTGTAGCCGGGTTAAAACTAATTGTACCCATATGCTCGATACCGTTATTACCTTTTTTTGAACGATATGAACTTCTAGGTAATCTTACGAGTTTATCTTCTGGTTGCATTTGAGCGGCATCACCTACAAGAGGCGCACCATTTGCGAGTTCTAGTGTAAATTGAGAATTATTTGCAACGGCAGTTACTATTCCATGTCTATTATCAAAAGAACTTGTCGAGCCTCCTGCAGACTCAAATCTTAAAATATCACCAACTCTCAATTCTTCGTCTGCTTTACCAATACCGGCCACTCCGGCATCATCGATATTTACTGTTGTAGCATTCAATACACTGGAAATATTTCCAGTGACCATAATCTCTTGATTGGCGGACAGAGAAATTGTATTATCAGGCGTAACGGTAGTATTTGCTCTATCTGGTAGACAAATACTGATTTTCATACTGTTACCTAAATCTCCAGGATGTTTTGCTATAAAACTTGTACCGGCAGTAGTAACATTTTTATATGTTGAATCATAAGATGAAGTATTACTGACATACAGACCTGAACTTCCTGTTGTTGAATTTAAAGCAGTTGCCTCATCAATACATCTAACAACTCTTAATTTATTAGAATAAGCAAGAAAGTTTGCCGCAGAAAAAAATGATTTAAAAGTAGCATCATTAGGTTTTCCAAAGGACGCTACTAATTCATCTTCCGAGGTTACCATAGTTGGAGTCATAACCGGACCCCATTTAAATTGTCCTGCAAACCCACCGTCTGAAACTGAAGGTACTGGTACCCTAGTAGTCAAATCTACTTCGGCAACGGATACGCCAGGACTTACTTGAAAAGCCATTTTATCTCCCGAATAAAATCTTTGTAAATTATTACTGGATTATTTAGTAAAATGACGATTTAAAAGCACCTTTTTATTTATTGTAATATAAATATATTCATGATTGATGTGAAAGCAATAAAAAGATTTGAAAAAAAGATAATAAAAACAAAAGATTGTCACTTTTGGACTGCTAGTAAAACAAAACAAGGTTATGGCATGTTTTCATATGAAGGCAAATCAATACCTGCACATCGTTTTGCGTATATGGCTTACGTAGGAGATATAGAAGATACCAAGATAGTTCATCAATCCTGCAATAACACATATTGTGTCAATCCAGAACATTTATATCTCACAACAAAAAGCGAGACTAGAAATAAATTTTATGAACTAAGAATAAATCCAGAAATGATATTTAATGAGTCTATAAGATATTTGGAAAAACTAAAAAGACTTAGACCAGATTTAAAAGAGGAAATTTTGATACTTGTAGAAAAAATTAAAAAATCAGATAAAGTTTATAAAATTAATTTTTAAAAATTATAGACCTCATATTTTTTATCATAAAACCACTCGGTATCTCCCCATCTTTCAGACACCTTTTCGTCTGGTCGTCCATCATCTATGAAACCGAATGGTAACATATTTTGTTCTGCTTGTAATAATTGCTCTTCATACAATTTTTCTCGTAAATCTGAATCAGTGACATCTGTAAAATATTTTTGATTTACCATCCAACCAAACAAAACAAGAGTCATTACTAAATCATCATGATATCCCTCATCGGCTTCATAACTCTGTCCTTTTACTATGAAAGTGGTCAATTCTGTTATAGTATCTAAATCATATATAATGAGTTTGTCACTTTCAATCAAATCCTTTAAAGCAGAGCATCCTTTTCGTTTTACTTCTTTGGTAGTTCTCAAGCCTAATTGAGAGCCTTTTCCGAATCCTTCACCGAGAGTTTGTCCTGAACGACCCAGAATAGTTGTTTTAAATAAATTTTCGTATTCAAGATTGTAGTGTATAATATCAGCAACTTGACCTCCTATGTCGTTTATCTCCACAAGAACATATGCATTATTGTAATGCTTACATACATTCTCTATTACATTTGGAAATATCATTGGAGATATATTTGAATCTCTATATTTTGCAACTTGTACATATGGAAATTTTGTTACATCAATAAGAGAAAACGCAGAGTAGTCTTGACCTCTTCCTCTAGCAGTATCAACAATACACACATATGAATGTTTTTTATCAACATCTTCATATATGTCTAATCCATTTTTCTGAGAAATTGGATGTTTATATGCCATCGTTCTAAGTTTAGTAGGAGCAATTAATGTATTCGCAGAACCGATAAATTCACATTCATATTCTTGTGCAAATTGTTGTTCACTAGTATTGCGAATAGTTTCTTCTCTCCATTTTTGGTCACGACCAGGAACTTGAGACCAATGCACCTCAATAGGAACATAAGAACTTCTTTTTTCTTCCGCATCAACCCACATTTTATAAAACATGTTCAAACCTTTTGGAGTCGAAACAATAAAAACTTTTGTGGTTTCACCAGAAGAAATAGTAGGATATACAGAAGTAAAAAATTCTTCTGCTAAATTTGGGGGGTCGATGTGGGCAAACTCGTCCATAAAAATAATATTGAAAGACGAACCACGAACCGCAGATGATGAAGTAGATGCGGCCATAATTTTACTACCATTTTCAATCTCGATATTACCTCTGTTCCAAACCACAACTCCTTGCTGAAGCCATTTGGGCAAATTTTCATAAGCAGTTTTGAGTCGTTCAAGAATATCTCTCGCAGTAGAACCTTTGTTAGCAAGAATTGCAATATTTGATTGTTCGTTGAATAGAGCATAATGAAGAAGATACGATACAATGGTAGTGGATTTACCTGTCTGCCTGGGCATTTTACATATCACAAAACGATTGTTGTGAAATGTATTTACCATCTCTTCTTGGTAATCATACAAATCAAAAGGTACAAGTCCTCTATCAACATGTACGATTTTTACATAATTTTTTGAAAAATGAACCGGGTCTTGAGAACAAGTCACATATTCTTTAAGAGTGTCTTCATCATACTCTAAATTAACATATGCGGCCTTTAATAAAGGATTTCCTAAATAATTATCACTTGGCATATTCTTTACCTTTTCTACCTCCTACAGGAGATATAACAATTCTAGTTCCTTTAACTCCAGCATCACTTCTGTCTCCCTTATAAATTGCCATTAACACGGGGTCAAAACCTTGACCGTCTACAGAGTCTCCATTATAGTGTACATGATTTGAAGAAAGTTGATAATTAGAACCAATTTTGTTTAATCTTACGGGTCCTTGTAATAATATAGAACAATTTTGTCTACCTTCTCTTCTTGTAGGAAATTGATTACCATATACAGACATCATCTTTAATGTTTTATCCGCAATATGCCTATACAAAGTAGTTGCTCTCGGTAATCCATTAGGATAATCAGATTTTAAATCATTAATAAATTGTTGAACTTCTTTATGTCTAAAAATAATTGGTTCAATTCTCTGTGAAATGCCTCCCCATTGTTGAAAATCTTTTGGTCGTGTTCCGTCCTTATGTGATATCCAGACAATTTCTTCGTCTTTATCATCTAATAAATGAAAATCTGATTTAGGACCGCCAGGAGTAGTAACTGCAAATGATACTTTATGAATTTTATTTTTAACTTTCAAATTTATGAAATGAGATTTTTCTGTTTTCTTTGCCTCTTCTAATTGCTCTTTTAATGAAGTTAATTCCGCATCTTCTTTTGCAGTACTCGCTCCAGCCCCTTTACCGCCAAACTCTTTTGTTTTTTCTATTTGATTGAATTTATATTCATTGCCATCTGTATCAATGAGAATCAAATTTCTTGTTGGTTTACCCTCTTTTATATGTTTGATTATACTTTTTTGTGGAACTAATTCGACTTCACCCTTATTGACAATCTTAAACTTACTTTTTTCTTCTAATTTTTTGACAAAAACTTCTACCCTATATGCA